TTAATTTATTTTTATCTGTTTCTGGTGAAAAAGAATTATTTGTGTTTATATTTTGTTTATGTTTAATTAATGTGCCACTGTTCGTTGACTGCGTTGTACTCTTTAGTGTCACTTTATCGTTACTCTGTTGTGTACTCTCTTGCGCACTATTTAACGTATAAAGTACGCATACCTTGTAAGAAGTAGCTTTTCGACCATTACTTTTAAAATCAATCAAGCCTAGTTGCTTTAACGCGTTTCTATTTTTATTAATTCCTGAGCGTGACAAACCTGACAAAGATTCTAATGTTGCATTAGCTGCTGTAAACCATGTAGCCCATCCTGCTTTGTTGTTTATGGACATTAATGCACGCCATAAAGCAATCTGACCTGATGAAAGCTTTTGTTTATAAAGCAAATAATCGTCAAACGCAAGAATCTGTTGTAAATAATTCAATGTCACACCTCCACTCTCTATGCAATAATTATTTTTTTATTGGTTATTTTTTCTATTTCTTCTTTAAATTTTTCTGGATCACTATTCTTGTCGCTTAAATGGATGAGGTATATTTCTTCTGTTTTTGTTAAATCAGTTGACTGAAAAAACTTTTTGCAGGCATCTATGCTCATATGCGTTCTTAAAATTCGATCTTGAACACTTTTTGGCAGTTTGCTCTGTCTTACTAACTTGATATCATGATTACACTCAACGAGCCAATGAGTGACGTCTTTAAACGTTTTAGGTAAATAGTTAGTATCTGTAGCAAATACTATTTTCTTTCCACTAGGTGAAAGAATAAGAAAGCCCAGTGGTTCTCTCGCCCGTGCCTTTTTGTCATCGTGAATAGTGGCAAAAGGTTTAACTAACCAATCACCAATTTTCTGTTGCTGGTTAGCTTTTAAAATATGTGACCGTCTATTTATACCTAATCCTTCTAAAGTTCCTCGTGAGGCCCACACATCAAATCTTCCAGCGAGTAAAATATCATTGATATACTTTGAGTGGTCACCATGTTCATGTGTTACAAGTAAACCTTGAATATTTGAAAAATTAATACCTTGTTTCATAATATCTTTAGGCTTTAATCCTGCTTCTAACATTAAGGATGAGTTTCCATCTGCAAGTAAATAATTATTACCTGCAGATGAAGATCCTTGTATATTAATTTCAATCATTAAAAGCCACGTCCATCTGTTTCGCTAGCAATATTTGTGGTTAATTCATCAAAAAAAGCTGTCTGGGTTGGTTCGTTTTCTGTTTCTTGATTCGTTGTTGCTTTTTGAATCGGCTCTTCTGGTTCGATGATAGTCTCATCTGCTGCAGTTTCTTTATCGCGTTTTACTGCTTCTTGTTTGACTTCTGTTGGTTCTCCATCAAAATCGAACACTTCTTGTGCTGTTTGCTCAGTAACATCTTTTCTAACTGATTTAACTACTTCGTCGTCTTGCGACTGATATTGCATAGCGACATACGCATTCTCGAAGTTTTTAGGAATTTTCTTAACAATGTTGTTTCTCATTTTACGAACAATCATGGATTCTCTACTTTGTGGAGATTTCCATGCGGGACTAATATATGATTGATATTCTTGACTGTCTAAAATGTCATCTAAAGCCATTGTTTTCAAATTGTTCATGATTTCTTGCTTTTTATTATCAATTTCCTGCTTTTGCTGATAACTTGCGTCTTTTTTCTTTTTTGCTATACCAAAAGTTTCATTCATAAGGTTCTGGTTTATATGAGCAATTAAATTTTTAACAACATCCTCTCGTTCTGCAATGTGATACTCGATTGTACCGTCAGACATTTCAATAGGATAAACAACTCTAACTACTTTTCCTTTACCAGTTGGCCCCCATTCTGGATCTGTCACTGACAATCCTTTATAACCTGGGTACGAAAAATGGTCTTCTTCTCTCACTTCCCAATGACGATGAACATGTTTTACGTTCCGTCCAAATTTTGAAAGGATAGCATCGTTTCCATCTCCTTCAATACCCATTTCAATTACTTTCACCCAATTATCTGATTGACCAAACTGTTTCCTATTAACATTTCTAGTCTGAAAATAGACTTCACGAGGAATAGCTGAAGCATTGACTTGTAATGCTGCAATTGTCATTAATGTTTCTGTCATATTTGTTGAATCTACATCATTAATTGACAAGTTTGAGTTTGTTAGCATTGTATTAATTCCTTGTATAGCGCTGATTACGCATTGCTTTTGATATTCAGTCATATTTATTCCATTACTCAATAGCTGTGATTCTACTTGTGGTAAAAACGTATCGTTGATTTTAGTTAATCTATTCTCGAAAATTTTATTTTTTGCAATTTCATTGGTCATCAATATCTATTCCTTTCTCTGTCAAAGCAGCCATCCATACTTTTTTAATTTCGTCGGGACAATGACTCATAGCATCTTTCCAAGTTGGCCATCTTCTGTTTTTGTCATAGAATTTATATTGATATGTTAAACTTTGCTGATTATGTGGTTGCTCTTCATCATGCTTAACTGCACAAATTTCGCAGGTTCCTTCCGGAACGTTTCCGATCATCATAAACCCAGTTCCGTCTTTTAGAAATCCCATCTATTTTGCACCTGCCTTTTCAATTGAATGCTGTTCAATTCTAATTTTTTTATCTTTTTCGCTTACATACATCGCAATGACTTGTGTATCTACTTGAACAGAGTCTCTATTGTGATTAGTCAAACCTTCAGCGTTATCGATAAAAATTGGAACGATATAGCCTTCCTGTTTCATTAGAGTGTTGGAGACATCTAATCCAGCTTGCATACGGCTACCGTTATTTAGAGAACTGAACGGTACTCCGTCAATCATCGGTTCACATACTGCTTCATTGAGTCCTCCATCTTCAAAGAAATCGAACAATTTCCATTTAACAACTGAGAAATGACTATTTATAATTTCTTGCAGCATGTTCTGTTTTGTTATAAAGAATTCTTCAAATAGTACTAATTTTTGTAATACTTCACCTTTCTTATGAGATAATTGGCGCTCTTGTTCATTGAAATCTTCAATAATCGATAACTGTCTTTCATACTCTTTTAGCAAGGCCAATTTTTCATCAATCTTTGCGATTTCTTTATCTATTTCTGTAATCTCACTTGTTTTAGCGGAAGTTTGTTCTAGAATAGCTTCGTTACTTTGAGTAATGTATTCTTGCAATTTTTTTATTTCTTTAGTGATAGTTGAATATTTTTCAGTTGCTTCAAATGGTATTTTGTCTAATTTTAATGAGGAAATCTGCTGCTCTACATCAGCTAAGTTTTCCTTCACATCTTCCAAGTGTTTTTTAGCAATGTTATATGCTTCTGTTTTAATCAATAGTTGTTCTTTTAACTCGTTGATCTCTTTTTTTAGGGCTTCGCGATCTTTGTTATTTTGAATACCTTTTTCTCGAATTTCAGAGAGCTTGATTTGCTTATCCGCTTCAAACTGGGCTTTTATTTCTTTATTTGTTAACTCAATTTCTTCTGCACGTTTTCGCTCTTCTTCCTCATGATGTCGTTTCATGTCATCTTGATCCTTGACATCATATGGACGATTACAGTGCTGACAAATTAAAAGATTTTCATTGAATGATAATTTGGTATAAACTAGACCGCCTGTAAATTCTTCAGCTTCTACTTCATCATATTTGTCGTACAATTCTTCATGCTTTTTATTTAATGCAATCAGTTCATTATCTTTTATAGAAACCAAACGTTCTGTTACATTAAGACTTGATTCTTCATCTGCATACGTCTTCTGGGCTTTATTGAGATCAGCAAAGAGTTTTGACTTACCTTGCTCAATGCCATTAATGCGTGCATTCTGTGCATTATCATGCTTCAATTTAGCAGCAGTTAATTCTTCTTGTTTTGTATTAAGACTTGCAATTAATTCTGAAATATTACCACCATTTCTAATAGTAACGAGCTGGTTTTCGATATCATTTTTCTTTAATGTCAACTCGTTGCGAGTGGTTAATAGTTGCTCTTTGTTGATATTTTCAATATCTGGCAATGCTGCTTGAATACCTTCGATTTTTACAGGAATATTTTTCAGCGTTTCGTTGATTCGCTTTTGTTCTTGAAGCACACGCTCACGAGCTGTTTTAATGTCATCATTACCAATAATTTCTTTTAATTGGTGAATTGATGGCGATTCGTTGATAATCTCTTCATCTGTCTTGCTGCCAAAGTATTCAAAAAGCTTTTGACGTCGTTCATCTGCCACTAACTGCTCACAAAAATAAGTCACACTAGTCAGATTCTTAAATGTGTCTTGATCTAATACTTTTTCTACTTCATCGTCAAATGCTTTCTTTGTGGTGGTCTCTAATCCGTCTACGAGGTATTTTGTAAACATCTCATAAGACTTGTGTTCCGAATTTCGTTTGATGACTTCTTTGTCTCCTCGGACCTTTTCAAACTCCTTTGCCTGACCATTGATAGCTAAAACGACAGTTACTGATGTCTGTTTACCGCGAATCGGCTCGCTATTTTCATCAAGTGGTCTCCACTGGATTTTAGTTCGTTCTTTTGAATCTTTGTTGAACAAGCACCAGAGAAAAGCATCATAGATAGTTGTTTTGCCTACATCGTTATCTCCAAAAATATCAATACTTTTACCATTTGGTTCAATCATAAGGTCTGATATACCTTTAAAATTATGAATACGGATTGACTCCAAGCTAATGTTTTTCATAAAATTAATCTCCTTCAATTTCAATATTGTCTTCTAAGATTGCTCGTATAACTGTTTCTTTGCGTTTGTTACAAATTTCAGTAGCAACATCATACCAAGCACTACTATGATTTTGATTCAGCTCTGTTGTTAAATCATATCTATAACTTTTGCTAATTATTGGATCTACTAACCAATCCATACGTGCAATTAACGCTATAGCGTATAATTCTCGTTCTGCGCAATTTTCAGTTGCGTTTTTAAACCATTCTTCAAACCGTTTTGACATGGTTAATTTATCTGACTCATTATCCATTTCATTTCCTCCAGTTTTTATGTTATAATTCACGTGTATAATTTTTGTATGGGACTTAATCGTTTGTGGACGAATGAGTCCCTTTTTTTGTGTAAGCTAAATATTTTGCATTGTCGTATTTTGCATCGTCGTATTTCATGAACCAAACGACTGCTATTGGTCCAATAATTAAAAGTAGATAATTTACTGGAACGCTATTTTTAATTATCAATCCTAAAATAAATACAGCAATAAACGCTCCTGAAATTCGAGCTTCATACAAACTTTTTAGTTTTCTACGTTTCATTTATTTCCCTCCTATATTTACCCAAAGAACTCTGATAATCATTGCTACAAGTGCTATCATAGTTGCTGTAAAAAACTCTAAGCGGCTTAAGCACATAACAAATACAAACAATAGAATTCCTAGTGTAATTAACAACATTGCTTTAATAACAAATTCTTTGTTGTGCATTGAAATCCTCCTATATAAAATTTCTGTCATACCATTCTTCTAACTCATCAACTTCTATCCTTACCAAACCACCGTTACGTTTAGCAGGTAATGGATCAATTTCTCGTTTCATCCATCTTGTAACAGTAGCAGCTGAAACATTTTTTCTTTTTGCTACTTCTATTGCTTTCAAAGGTGGAATTTTCTTTGAACTATTTTTTTTAGTCTTTTTTGATCTAAAATCAATAACTTCTAAAGCCATTTGTATTCTCCTTCCTCATGTATCCTAGTTGTTCCCAATATGGAAAACGTTGCTCGCTTAAATAACGAATATCTATTGAAGCAAGATCACACAAGCTACTAAGTAGTGTGATTTCAACAATTACTTCATCTAAATATTCACTAGCATATGCAACTATTTTAGAAATATCTTGTTCAGATAAATATTCAGGATTTTTCAAAATAATTCTTTCGACGTCATGCTTCAATGCTTTTCTCTCATTAGATTCAATTTTCTGTAATCGGTCCAATGATGAAGGATCTTTTCGATAAACATCTCCATCGCAAGTTTTAAATATTCCAAAAAACTGATGAATAACTTCCATTGTGAAAGCCGAATCTCTAAAATGATCACTAAGCCTTAGAGCATTTTCAATCGTTACTGGTTTAACATTATTCTGAGAAGTCCAATCACTCAATGATTGTTGAGATGTACTGATTTCACGTGCCACATCTTTCTTCTTTTCATTTTTCTTATTAAGAACTTCGATTAACGACTTTCTTAATATTACTGACATTGACATTTACTTTTACTTCTTCCTTTCTTAATTAACCATCTTTTTATATGATGTATTTTTTTATACAATTAGATTAGATCCAATTGATAGTTCAACTTATCCTGTGCTTGTTCATACAGACGAACTAACTGGTCATCTGTTGCTAGTTCAACAATAAGCTTTACATTTGGCATGATTTCCAAAATGAAATCAATCATTTTTTGTTTTTCTGGCATATTTATTCTCCTTCTCTGTTGTTCATGTACGACATCTTTGGTAAAAAAATAGTCTCAACAGTTGTATCTAACGACTTTGCGATAGAAATCGCAATTTGTGCACTTGGATTACTATCACCTTTTTCAATTTCAGCCAAGTATGGTCTAGAAATATTGGCCATCTCTGCTAATTTCGTTTGGGTAATTCCCTTACTTATGCGAAATTCACGAACTGAATTACTCAATTTTTATCACCTCCATTTGTACGCTATATCTTACTAAAACCATTGTAAAACATGTACTACAAGTTGTCAACCATAAATTACATTTTTTTTATTTACTTTTTTGTAAGCGATAGATTACAATTATTAAGGAGGTGGAAACTATGTCATACACATTAGGAGATTATTTACGTGAATTGCGAGGGAAAGAATCTTTAAGAAGCGTTTCGGAAAGAATTAACGGACGCTTGAGTCACTCTTATATTTCTGATTTAGAAAAAGGGATTAGTAGACGTGGTACTCCTATTAAACCTACTCCTGAAGCCTTAAAAATACTATCAGAAGCTTATGATGTAAAATACGACAAATTAATGAGTTTAGCAGGTTACTTAGATAATGAAAGCGAAAAAACACAAAAACTAACAAAAAAACAAATGACCGTCGCTGCTCATATAGACGATGACGTTTCAGATACAGAAATGAATGAGATTCTCTCTTTCATTGATTATATTAAGAAACGCGATCACAATAATTAAAGTAGTAGGTGTTTTAATGGTTACTTCAGAAGAACTGATGGCTCGCTTTTCAGATTTAACGTATAAGTTTGAACCAAACATGCCAGAAAAGCAAAAAGGATTGTATATTAACAATGTTGTGTATTTAAATCCTCAGCAACATCCTACAGAATTAATCAGTACTGTTGCAGAGGAAATTGGGCATCACCTCACGTCGGTTGGTGATATAATAGATCAAGATACAAATGAAAAGAGAAAACAAGAACAAAAAGCTCGTGATATTGCAGCAACAATGGTAGTCACACCGCAAGATTTAATTGACTGTTATCACGAGCGCTTTAAATATGTTTGGGAATGTGCCGATTTCCTAGGCATTACAAAACATGCCTTAGAATGTGCTTTAACTGCTTATTCCAAAAAATTTCCCGAAGGACTTGTGTACGGCGATTACAAATTGTTTTTTAAACCTAACGGTACATTGGGAATTGTTGAATGGTTTTAATTTACAAAAATGGAGGTGTGTTATGCATACATTTATAAGTGTAATTATGAGTTTAGTATTTGTTGTTAGTATGATAAGTTGTTTAATTGCATCCATATCTAGTCT